GGCGGTACAGACCATCCCCACAATTGCGGTGCTTACGGTTGTGATTGTGCGGGTGCCCTCGTTAATTTCGAGGACACGAACGCCATGATGATAATCTTCAGCCATCGGGCGGATCTCCGGTTCCGGTTAAGGTTTCTCCGCTATGGTGTTCGCTGATGGCGTCGAGTGCATGCGCTGGGCATTGTGTGGTGTTTGGCACAATACCCAGGCGTATTGCCGTGGGCGTCTATGTTTGACGGTATGGCCAGCATAGCCAGATATGGCCGTGCTGCAGGTTAATCACCCCGGCTGTACCGCAAATTCACCTTCAAATATATCTATGCCATCACTCGGGCCCTCGGCCTGAAGTAAAGCCTTGTACGCTGCATAGGCTTGCGGCCAGATTGGTTGCGTTACATCTGCATCGAACTCGATTTCGCGCTCGTACTGATAACGATAGCCTGCAATATAAGCTTCTCGTGAGGCGAAGCCCCTTAATAACGCTGATGAGGGCACGCTGTGATTGCTTACCCCAACATTATTAAGCCTGACATACAGCCGCCCAACCTCACCAAAATCATTTGTTACTGTCACTTCTATTGCCATAACTGATTATCCTATGCCGTCACTGCCCCAAATGTTTTGAATACGGCCGTTGAATTACCCAGCCCCGCGGTTGTGCATACCCAGCCCATGCTCCCGCCCGGAACGGGGTTGCTATTCCAGATAATCGAGCCGACTTTGAAGGTGCCATAAATACCGCTCAGGTTTGCCGCGCGGGTTTCGGACTTGGTTAATGCTCCGGGCCTCCAAAGATTTGTCCCTGTCGTAAGAACACCCTCTGAACCCAAAACATAGTTGTCGGTGATAATGCCGTTAGCACCGCTGTACGAGAGATTGCCACCGATGGTTACGCCGCGAACTTTCCATTTTTGAGAAAAGGTATCGGCTGTAAGATTGCCATCAATTCTGCCCCCGTTGATATGTACGCCGGCGGAAGAACCGACAACATCAGCCGCGTGAACACCGGCAAAGTCGCCAAGAACGGTACACTCAACAAATGAGCGCAGACCGGTCGCGCCACCGACAGTGACCTTGGTAAAGGTGCAGTTCACAAAATTGCAGTCGCCACCAAATGACATCGGAAGCTCAAGGCGGCCGAGGATACAATTACTGGCTTTTATGCGTCCATTTGCGCCCGAACCCGAAAACCGTGTTGCCGCGCCACCACGCTGGATATTTGACAGGATTACCTGCGAATATCCTTTCAAATCCATAAACCACTGAAAAGAGGGGTTCGCGCCAACGCCATCCAGCCACACCTCAGCGCTCCCTACCTCCATAAACGTGCCAATGAGTTGGCCTTCAGGCGCCGGGTTCCACATTGAACCGCGACCGACTCGCTCCGTGTGGCTATGGATAAAGTGGATCTGCGTGCCTGTCTTAACCCGGATCATCGGCGAGCAGTTATTTAACTCATGGCTGCCGTCATAAAAACGTAGAAAGTTGCTGCTGTCACCGGCTCGCGTGCTGTAGATTTCTAATGCGGCGGTGGTCGTCTTTGCGCTGTCGGAGATATCCGCGATATTCATATAGTCGCCTGTTGAACGGCCACAGGCGAAAACTGAAAATCGGTAAAATGCGCAGTCGAAAGCGTTATCAAGTTTCACGCCGCCGCGAAAGTTTCGTACCTCAACGTCATACCAGGCACAGTTACCGGGACGGGCGACAATGGGGTGTATATACGAGAACCCTGTCGGTGCCGCCTGGCCTGAAATGGTCAGGTTTCGCAGAGAAAGCGTACCCACCCATTCATCAGGAAAATGTACGATTGCACCGGCGTCATCGCCATATCCATCCTCTGGACGAATATCAAACAGCAAGGTGGAACCTGCCCGCGTGCCAGATGCCCCCAGCCCACCGGTGCCTTCTATATACCAGCCATAGTTTTTGGGAAAAACGATGGGGCGGCGCATGGGGCCAATGACGCCGGGCGGTAAGACGATTTTTCGCGTGCGTTGGACTGTGTAATCCGTTGCGCCTGCCGAACCGTATCTAATCGCCCCATCCCAGGCATCGTCCCAGGTGTTGTCGTCCGTTTTAAACCACGCAATATTGATGAACAAGCCGTCCGTTTTACGTTTAAACCGTTGCCCTGATTCGTTGACGATAGTCATTCCACCGTCATCAGGTGTGGATAGGTCATCGATATCGTAATAAAAATCACCGGTGGCGCTCACATGCTCTGACTTAAAACCGATAACAGAAATCAGAGACTGCGGGCGAATAGCATCAATTTTTCTCAGTTCAGCATATGAACGGCATCGTCCAATGTGACTGAGTCCATCATCTGCGCCAAGCGCTTCCGTTTTAACCGATCCAGCGTCAATTTCGCTGACTCGTCCTTTTAAATGCAAGGTCCGGTTGGCTAATTGTTCGGCCTGCCGGTTTGCAATACCGCCTGCGCCGCCCATCACGCGATCGGAGCGGTCGATTTGATAAATTTTATCAACCCATTCGTTTGCTTCTGGGATGTTAGCCATAACAACCTCTGTTCATTTTAAAATAATTATTCAACACGACACCAAAGCATTAACTTGATATGCCTGTTAATAATGCTTATCTCTTTTCCGCCACCCAATTCATTTGTTTCACCGGTGAGTGTGTGCTTGTGCTTGCCAATCACAACATCGTGCCCGTGTTCATTTTCTTCACTGGTGTAGTTTCGGGTTCTTCCGCTGTCATTGTCAGAGCCGACAATATAATTATCATCCCAACTTTCACCCGGCCCGACCATTCCACCTTTATGTTTATGTGGCGGCGCAACACTTGTTTCCTTGGTGCCATAATCATAATCAGCCGTTTGTCCAGTGACGCTAAACTTGTGCTTTGGCAGGTTATCCACGTTTATAGTGATGCTGTCGCTCCCTCCTGATATGCCAACATCACTACCGTTAGAGTTTCCGATTCGAATAGCTTTATTTTCCCCGGTAAAAATCCATTTTGAATTTAACCAAATTTTATTTGGGTTTTTATTTATGCCGAACCATACGCATAAACCTACCGGGTATATTTCGTTGAATGTGGTTTTTTGTTGGGCTTCCTGCAACGCATTGCTGGCTTTTTCCATAGCATCAGCGACCATATCGTCCACATATTCTTTTGTTGCAGTGATTATTGCTGGATCAACGGTTAACTCAATGATGCCTGGACTGCTAACGATTAATGCCATGCGTAAAAACTGATTGGTTGCCGTACCTTCTGAGGTTTGTGGTTTGTAGGTGTCGGCCATGCTGGCTACTGCGACCAGAATTCCGTCAGAGGAATAAACCCCCATCTCACGTATCCAAAAACCGCCAACAGCCTCATCAAAAATACCCTCAACGATAACCATGCTTGGATTTGTCTTATCAACAAAAACCTGATTAACCGTTACACGGTGCCTTTCGTTAATTAATTGTTCTTGCTCAGGCTCAGGAACAACGGTATTGCCATTCCCATCACCGACTGCGATATAAGCAATATTAACCTGACTGCCGTTTGAAATCGCATCCGCAATTTTTTCATGCCCTTTATTTGTTACTACAGAATAAAACTTTGCCATGCTGACCTCGTTAAGCGGTTACCAGTCAGTTCTTTTGCCTTTAAATCTGTGTTCGCCATCAAAACCTATGGCCCCGTCATAACTTATTGTGGTGTTGGGTATATCAAAGCCGTCAGGATAAACAGTAACTTTAGTCCCGGCCGTCGACGCATTTAGAATAGAGAAGGGGCCACCAGAACGTGTTGTGATCCCCCATTGCGCTACGTGCCGTGATGCCGGCTTTGTATCGGCGACAACTCGAACTAATTCTTTAAGGTTTTCAGGTGTGAGTCCTACCTCTTCAACATCAACGTTTAAGCGGAAGGTTCCTGCAATATCATCAACATCCCACCATTCAGTTAAGGACATGCTGTAATGCATCGCTTCTATAACGCGTTGTATTGCGGCAACAGTGCCCTTGCGGCGATGAATGGAAAAAGCATCTTTAACGGCCTTGCGCTTTTCTGCTGCTTGCCATTTTTCATCCCAGCGATCGACCGAACAAGCCCAGGCCAGGTAGGGCAGAAAAACAATCGGGCATTTGTCCGGGTTCCACAGGTCGCGTAGCGGCACGTTTAGATCGCTAACTGCAGCGCATGCTTCTGCCGCGCGGCGCTCAAGCGGCGAGGAACCTGGCGGCAGCAAGCTATTCATCCGAACCACCGATTGCAATGCGGGCATTTGTGCAGTTGGCGGCCTGGGTCTTATCCAGTACAACATCAGCGGGCGGGCTGCGCATCTCGACACGTTGCACGCCCTGGGTGTGCAGTGCTGCATAAATGGCTGTTAAGCGAATGTCGCGACCAAGTCGGCGTTGCTCGTTGATGTAGGCATTCAGGCGTTTTTGTGCGTCGGCAAGGATTGGCTCTTGCGCCGGTCCCGGATAGACATAAAGCACCGCGTCAACCTCATAGTTGATGATGCTGGCAGATTGAACCGTGAGGCGATCAGCTACAGGCCGTACTGCCTGATCGTTAAGTGCGGCGTCCACTTTCGCCAGCAGTTCAGGGGAGGCCGTTCCATCCCCTTCGCGAGAAAGAATAGTGACAGTGACCAGTGCCGGCGCAGGGCTAATTGCTGATGCGTCGGCAACCTTTCCATCAGCGCTTAGTGCGTGAAACTCATAGGCGCCGGTTGGTCCGGCAACGCTCATTCCCTCGAATGCCGCTGGGATGCGCTGGCGAAAATCTGCATCAGACTCCATTGCGGCTTCAACTGGCGGGATGGCTTCACTGTCTGCGGGGGTAATTGTCAGGCGCGGCGTGTTGTTGTTGGCTCCAAGCTGGTCGAGGTCGCTATCGATGGCATACGCCACCATGACGGCCTGCGCAGCCTCGTTGATGCGCTGGCGCAATAGCATTTCCCTATAAGCATTTTCCTGCAGCAGCATCACGATCGGCTCGGATTCCAACTCCAGAGTGCGTGCTATGGCCTCGCGCTGGTCGTCAGGATAGAGCTCAAGCAGGCGCGCCTTTCTTTCCTCAAGCAAGTCTTCAAAGCTCAGGGTTTCCACTACCTGGGGCGGCGGCAGCTGTGAAAGGTCGATCACACTCATGATGCGCTCCCGTAAGGAATTGAAATATTGATGCTCGCCGTGGTGTCATTTCTGCTGCCTGAGACATCTACGATCATTTGTCCGTCAATCTGCGTGGCCACAGTGACGGCCGTCAGTGACACGCGCGGTTCCCAGCGATTGATAGCGCTGTATGCTGCTGCCATCAGCTGCAATCGGGTTGTGTCGTTTTGAGGCTGGTCTATCAGCTCGGACATCAGCGAGCCGAATGGGCGCCGGGTGATCCTGCTGCCGATTGGAGTCAGCAAAATCTTGCTGATTGACTGACGAATATGATCGATATCTTCGACGGCGCGGCCGCTGTTGGTATTCATGCCCTGATACATCATTTTACCGGTCCTCCCGATGTTCCACCGCCTGTCTCTACGCCACTGTGCGCATGCTCATCAACGACGACGCCATTAGATGTGAAGTGGCCACCGCTGTGGGTGATGTCGCCTGTCATCGTCCCGCCATCAGTGACTGATAGTTGTGCCGTTTCCAGCAATTGAGTGCAGGTGACTTTTGGTGTTTCCAACCTGATCCCTGTCGCCGCCTTAAATATTGCTGTTTTCACACCCACCACGGTCAGGGCGCCAGCTTCGGGGTCATAACTGAACCTGGCACCGTCTGGGAACTCCGCAACCAAGGCGTTCTCCGAATCCGAGGGGGCTGGATGGGCGTCCGAAAAAATGGCTGGCAGGACAAAGGCGGTTGTCAGCTCTCCAGCCATGCTCAAGATCAGCACCTGCTCACCGATTGAAGGCGCCCACCATGTGCGCGCGCTGCCTGCTCGCATGGTCAGCCATTTGATCGGCGCGGTTTCAAGCCCGCTCGTTTGCACACGACATAGACCGTTCTCTGCATCAACCTCGGAAATGGTTCCGATTCGGATCAGATTTGTCAGCAGACGCAATAGTTCAGAAAGTTGTGTATTCATTGGCACATCTTGCCACTACAAACTGGGCGAAACTTGCCCATAATTTTGTGTGGCGTATGATACAATTTTCCTATATTCAAATTTTACGAGTGTTTTGGTGAAAAATGGACAAGGTTGAAGATGTTGTTGCTGATGTTTTTTTTAATGATCAAGTGATATGTGATGTTTCCTGTAGAATAATTACTCCAAAAAAAGGATTCGGTAATTTATTAATAAAAATAGACTCTGAAAATGAAGAGTTGCTTAAAATGTTCGGGTGTCTTTATTTCACTATTCTAGTGAAAAGTTGTACTTTATCTGGTTCGCTTTATAGAACTATAAAGTCTGGTGAGATATATATCTATCATAATTCTCATAAAACCATTGGGCTTAAAGATAGCTATATAGTCGAGGGTAGGGCACAGTCTTTGACGTATAAATTTTTTCGTGATAAGACGGATGTTAATCCTAACTCATCTAGTGTTGGGGATTTTAGGTGTGATGATGTTAATGAGTTAATGTTTTATATAAGCAGCTCTAATAGTCTTTCACCTAAAGTTGTCCCGAATATTGATTGTCATGGTAATGTTGAAATTAAAAAAAGTAAATTTATAGAGTTTGAAACTTCATGTGGAAAAGAAATCAAATTCGATCAGTACTATTACTCTGATTTAAGTGATGGAGTAATAGAGTTAAGGCCCTACCTAGTTGCGACAGTGAAATCAAAAGTTGATGATGCAGTATCCTTGGAAGGAGATAGCTCAAATTATATTGATTTGATTGAAAGTGTGTTGCATCTTGTCAGCTTTGTAGAGGGTCGACGGGTTTCTTGGGGGGCGTGGTCCTATGAGAAAAATAAAACCACTGTGCGATATATTAGAGGGAATACCCTCTCTTCGGGTGAAGAAACTCGCTCAAGCAATGATGGATTAATTGATGCAATAAATTTAAGTGAATTCCTCGGGCATGTTTTTGATAATTTTCATTCGACGCAATATAAAAAAGCAATAACTGGTGCTATTGGCGCATTGAATTCCGCTAAAACCATGCCGATTGAAACATATTTTATGTCTCTTTTTCAATCATTGGAGTCTATAATTCTCACTTATAGGAAGAACAACGGTGTTGAGTATATTCTTAATAAAAAAGATTGGTCTTCAGTTAAAAGAAAAATAGAGAAAACAATAAAGAAAATAGAAGGTGTCAATGTGTGTCCTAGTGATAGGAATAGATTGTACTGTAAATTAAATGAGTTAAATAGAATTCCTCTTCAGGACGCGTTTAATGAGTTCTCTGAAAATACTTATTTCTCTCCCTCGTCTCCTTGGCCTTTGTTTAAAAGTGGGGATGTAGTCGGGTTGGTTTCGATTAGAAATATGTTGGCACATGGAAATTACTTCCCAAATGAGCTTTTAAAACCACTCTTCGTAGCAGGTGAATGTTTGAAGCTAACTTTGCAAGAGCTTATTTTTAAAGTTTTAGGGTGGGAGCTATCTAATTCTACAAAATTTAATAATGCGGCTGCTAAATTAATGATGTCAGAAAAGCATATAGAGGAAAGTATCATATTGATGACTAAGTATTGCCGTGAGGTTAAGTGATTGAGTTTTTGCCCTCATATAAATTATTAATGAACCACATTAACTGTCTTTTTTAATGGTTGTCACTAATTTACTACTGATTTCTGGATGTTGAATTTCATAGCTGATGGCGAATCTTTAGGATTTAATAAGGTGCTCTAATAAAATTTTGCTAACGATTGCAACTGTATGATCATTCAATCCAAATAATTGGCGGGCGTCGTATTTCACGGTTGGACCGCGCTTACTCACTTTGTCACGCAGGCCGTAATGGTGCACGCGCGCAATGCGCATAACGCTGCCGGCAAAATAAACGGCGGCTTCGTCTGCCGTGGTTGCTGTTTTCATAAAGCGAGTGGTCTGCAGCTTGCTGAACATTTTCCGGCGTATCCGCCCCTTTTTGTTTCGGACTTGCGGTTTTCGCTCGGCGTAAAGGGTTCCGTCTGGATTGCGCTGCTGGCTTATCTGCTGGCGCTGGCGCCGGCGCAACTCATTTGCCCATTGGCGGGTTAGCTTTTTCCTCTCTGCCGGAGATAACTGCGAGGCGAGGGCAGCCAGCCAGTCTTCAATCTGAATAAAATCATTCATTGGGCGCCCACTGATCGGCGTAAGGTGGTTCCGGCTCAGGGACGGCCTCTACAACCATTTGCCCGCCTGCCTCTTTCACGATCACACGCTCTGTTAGCTTCAGGTTTATGCTGATGTCGCAGGTGGTGTTATTCAGAATATCCACCTCAAACGTGAAGCCCTTATCTCTGCTGTCTGGGTTCGCCATGATGTCCGGTTGGTTACGGCGAAGCCAATACAAAATCACTGCGTTCAGCAGGTTTTGGTCTGCTGAAAAGTCGGTTATCACCAGGTTGAGGGTGTACTGGTATTCGAATGAAATGGTTGGTGCCAGGCTGGAAACAACGGCTCCCTCATCAACAAAGATGTGCAGTTTGTCTGGGTTTTTCCCCAGATATTCGATCCCGTCAGAGAGGGCTTTTCTTAATGATTCCGGTTTGTTCATCGTTTTTTTCCTGGCATTGAATAATGGTATCAACCTGATCGGCACACATTGCCCAAGCCGCCTCGACGCGGCTCTTTTGTTGTTCCAGATCCCCGTTGGTGAGCGGGTTACTGGCCGGCAACTGGCAGGCGATCAACCTCGGACAGCCAGGCGTGATAAGCTGCACCTCCGGTAACTGCCGGGCGGGCGTGCAGGCGCACAACATCAGGAGGCAAGCGGCCGTCAGCCCAGGCTTTAAGCTCTGCATTTTCACGGTATAACCTCGCAATCAGATTTTCACGTTGTGACAGAAGGGCGGCCGTGTTGGTCATCTGCTGACGCAACTCGGCCTGCGCCCGGTTGTTATTACTGGCGATCAAGCCCAGGGTTATCAGCTCGACATTTTTAGCTGATAGCTGCGTTTCCTTTCCCTCAATGATTTTTCCCTGCGCCTTTATGGTTGCTTGCTGGTCGCTGACGGCTTTTTCATAGGTGCTTAATCGCCAAGTTTTCCACCCTAACGCCGCGGCGAGAGCCAGGACGATGGCGACCACTATCAACCAACTGCGCGGAATGACGGCGGTCATGCCAGAGCCCCACCATAACTGACGTATTTTTTCAGAAGGGTTTCAAGCTTGTGTTCGGGCTGGCCATATCCGGCACCCGGCAGACTCGCCCAGATATTGCGGCACTTTTTC